ATCAGCCGAGCCGCGGGGGATGTGCGCGCCTGATGGCCTACCCAGCCGAGATCGAGCGCATCCGCAAGCTGCCCTACGGGCTCAAGGGGTTCGAGGCGTTCTGCAGGCTCCTCCGGCTTGAGGACGGCTCAGCCTTCCGCCTCCGGCCCTTCCAACGGGTGCTGATCGGCCTCTACTTCGCCGGGGTCACCGAGCTCGTCATCATCATGCCGAAGAAGAACGGCAAGACGACGCTGATGGCGGCCCTGGCTCTCTACCACCTGCTGATGACACCGGCCGCCGAGTGCGTCATCGGGGCAGCATCCGAGCACCAGGCGGCGATCCTCCACCGCCAAGCACGGACGATGGTCATCCGGGCGGGGCTCGACCGCAGGGCTGTCGGACGTAAGACTCATGAGCACCGGACGGAGTACGAGGGGGTCTTCGACGTCCTACAGGGCATCCACGAGATCCGTTTCGAGCTCGGCCGGATCCGCGTCCTGTCCTGTGAGGGCAGGGTCCAGGGTCCGATCCCGTCGCTCGCCCTCGTCGACGAGTACCACGAGCATCCCCACTCGGGGCTCTACGCCGCGTTCCGCGATGGTCTGCTCGGTGGGGCTCAGATGGTCACCATCACGAACCCCGGCGTGAGCTTCGACTCCCCGCTGGGCCGACTCCGCGAGGGGATGCTTGAGTACCGATGCGTGACGGCTGGCCGCCGCCGCCAGTTCAGCTCGCCGGACGGATCGGTCGTCCTGGTCGAGTGGGGGCTAGAACCCGATGATGATACGGACGACCTGCGGATCGTGAAGATGGCGAACCCTGCGCCGTGGCAGACCATGAAGGCACTCCGACGGCGGCGGGATTCACCCTCCATGACGCGGGCCGAGTGGCTCCGGTATGCGTGCGGGCTGTGGTCCGCAGGCGACGATGCAGCCGTGAGCGGGCCGGTCTGGGAGCGGGCGCGCGACGACATCGGGGCCATCCGGCCTGGGGACAAGGTCGTCCTGGTTCCCTCCGTGGGACATAATGCGGCCATCGGGATCGCGTCCCTGCGACACGACGGAAGGGTCGCCGTGAAGGCCGAAGTGCTCGATCCGGTCGAGGGAGCCTCGATCCTGGAACGTACCGAGCGCCGCCTGGAGGAGCTCTACCAGGTCTACGATGTCCGCGAGATACAGCACCCCGTGGGGGCCTTCATCCGCTCGGCCGACATCCTCGCGGGCAAGGGGTTGCCGATGAGCGAAGCCGCGCACTCCCCCATCAGGTTGACCGCCGCGACCGGGACCTTCGACAGGCTCTTGAACGCTGGGCTGCTAGGGCATGATGGCGACCCCGTCCTCCGCGATCAGGTCCTGGCGGGCAGGCGCAAGGTGCAGGAGACCGGCGAGCGGTTCGAGATCACCGACAGGGCTCGAGCGCTGGTCGCCATCGCGTTCGCGGTCCACGGAGTGACGGCGGCAGATGAGCCGACCCCGCGGATCCACATCCTCCAACAGGGGGCGCGCTAGTGGGCTTCTGGGACTTCCTGACCGGCGGCGTGAACCACGCGGGGGAGATCCCCAACGCGAACCCGCCGTCAACGGTCGGGCCGGCATCAGACGGTGGCGATCCGCACGGTGTCACGATCGAGGGGCCGGTGACCGAGTCGCGGTCGTTGCCGACGTTCTACCCGTCACCCTGGGCCGGCTGGCCGGAGGGCTGGTCGACGCCGAACTGGGACATGGCCTCTCGGTTCAACGAGCTCGTCGACGTCGCCTGGAACTGCCTGGACAAGAACTCCTCGGTGCTATCGGCGATGCCGGTGGTCAGGCTCCGGGGCGGGCAGGTCATGCCGCCGCTGGCATGGATGCTGAACCCCGACCCGACGATCTACTCCTCATGGAACGAGTTCGCCAAGCAACTGTTCTGGGACTTCCAGCTCGGCGAGGTCTTCATCATGAGGATCGACTCGTTCTCCGGTGGCTACCCCTCGCGCTTCCGGGTCGTTCCTGCTTGGGCGTTCCACGTCGAGATGAAGCAGGGCGTTCGCCGCTACCGCCTCGGCGGGATCACGGGGAACGACGTGACCGAGGACGTCCTGCACATCCGATACAAGTCCACGACCGACGGCGCCCGGGGGGTCGGGCCACTTGAGGCGGCCGGCGGCAGGATGCTTACAGCCGGCCTGCTGGCGAAGTACACCCGCGAGGTCGTGGCCTCCGGCGGGATCGCGATGCAGACGATCGACGTCGAGAAGTCGCTAACCGAGGCCGAGGCGCAAGACCTGATCTCTCAGTACCTCGCGAGCCGGGTTCAGACGCCATCGGCGCCCCCGGTGTTCGACGGCGGGGCGAAGCTCACCGATCACTCCGGGGTTGCCCCCAAGGATCTGACGATGCTGGAGATCAGCCAGTTCAACGAGTCTCGGATCGCGGTCCTGCTCGGCGTGCCGCCGGTCCTGGTCGGCCTTCCCTCTGGTGGGGACTCGATGACCTACTCCAACGTCTCGATGCTGTTCGACTACCACGACCGTCAGTTGCTCCGACCGATGGACATCCACGTCCTGCGCGCGCTGTCGTACTGGGCGTTGCCGCGCGGTCAGGCGGTCGAGCTCAACCACGATGAGTACAGCCGCCCGTCGTTCGAGCAGCGTGCGGATGCCTGGCCGAAGCTCATCACCGCTGGTGTCGTGTCCCCCGAAGAGGTTCGTATGTACGAACGCTTCCAGGGCGAGCCAACGAGCGAGGACGTGACGATGAGCGTTATCACTGGAGGCGAACAGTAGATGCCATGGCACATCGAGCACCGAGGCGACGAGTGGTGCGTAGTCAAGGAGACCGACGGTTCCACGGAGAAGTGCCATCCATCCGAGGAGCGGGCTAAACGTCACATGGCCGCCCTATACGCGGCAGAGCCTAGTGCTCGTGAGCGCACCGGCCCGATGGAGGGTGTGGAGCTCCGCTCTTCGACGATCACCGACGTGGACACCCGTCAACGGGTCATCGACCTGATCGCGGTTCCCTGGGAGGAAGAAGGGGAGGTGATGTGGCGAGGGGAGTCGTGGCGAGAGGTCTTCGTGCGCGGCGCGTTCGACGGCATCGAGGACCATGCGGGACGTGTGCCGGTCAACCATGAGCATATCCGTGGCAAAACGATCGGCAAGGTGGTGAAGTTCACCAACGGTGATGAGGGGCTACTCGGTAGGGTCAAGGTTGGGAAAACCCCCCTTGGCGACGATATGCTCAACCTCGCCGAGGAAGACATGGTCTCGGCCTCGGTCGGCTTCCGCGTTGCAAGGCCGTCTGATGTTGATACCAACAAGCGCACCCGATTGCGTCGGGTGCTTCGGGCCTTCATCGATCATCTCGCGATGACCGAGAGCCCGGTGTATGCGGGAGCCCGCGTGCTCGCGGTTCGAGCGGAACCGTCGGGGCTCCAGGTGGTCGAGCAAGAGCCTCTGCCATCTACCCCAGCACTGGATGAGATCAGAGACGACGAAGTCTTCGCCTGGGCGAGGCGACGGCTAGAGGATCGTCCGTGAAGCCCAGGAAGGAGCACGATATGCCCGATTCACGGGCTAACGACGCCATGATCCGGCGTCTGGAGAAGGAGCTCGAGGAGCGTAGCGCCGCGGCTCAGGGCCTCATCGCCAACGCCGAGGACGGTTCCCGAGATCTGAACGACGCAGAGAAGGAGACCCTGTCGAGTCTGCGGGATCGTATGGGGCAGATCCAGGGCCAGCTTCAGGAGCTCGAATCGACACGCGATGCAGCAGAACAAGTCGGCGAGCGGATGCGGCAGCTCGACCAGGCGATCACCTACGCTCGCAGGACCGGAGGCGCACCGGTTGAGTACCGCTCGGCGGGTGCGTGGGCGTTGGATATGTACAAGTCCTCGCTCGGTGACCGGACAGCGACGGAGCGACTTGAGATCTACCTGCGTGCCGCCGCGCACCAGAAGACCTCGGACAACCTGGGTATCGTCCCCGATCCGATCGTCGGCGACGTGGTGAGTTACGTCGACGCCGCACGGCCGTTGACGACCGTGATCGGACCGCAGCCGCTACCTTCCTCGACGTTCCATCGTCCTAAGGTGACGCAGGGAACATCGGTGGCGGTCCAAGGTTCGGCAGGTGCGGCAGCAGATGAGAAGGCCGAGCTGGTCAGCCAGAAGATGACGATCACCCGTGTGACGGGGACCGCCGTGACCTACGGCGGATACGTCAACGTCTCCCGGCAGGACATCGACTTCTCTTCGCCGCAGATCCTCGACATCATCATCCGGGACCTGGCTGCTCGGTATGCGATCCAGACCGAGACGGCGGTGGGAACCGCGCTCGATGGCTCGACGGCAACCGCCGTGGGCTACGGCGCCTCCCCGACGGCTGCCACGATCCGGGCGGCACTATGGGCGGCGGCTGGTGACATCTACATCGGTACGGCGGGTCAGGGCCGAGTGATTCTGGCGCTGGCACCCGACCGTCTCGAGGTGTTCGGTCCGCTGTTCACGCCGATCGTCAGCGTGTCCCAGACGGGTGACGGCCTGTCCGCAGGCGACTACTCGTCCGGCCTGGTCGGTGCCGTGGCCGGTATCCCGGCGTACATGAGCGCCGGGCTGGCGAGCACGAAGGCGTTCCTGTTCTCGACCGCCGCGATCGACGTGTTCGAGCAGCGGGTGGGAACGCTCCAGGTCACAGAGCCATCGGTGATGGGCGTCCAGATCGCATATGCCGGCTACTTCACGCCGATGCGTCTACAGGACACCGGCATCATCGAGTTGACCGCGTCGTAAGACAGGGGGCTCGGGGGAGCCTTCGGGCTCCCCCATCCCCGAAGGAGGAGGCCATGGCGACACCGGAAGAGATCCAAGCCCTTCGCGAGCAGGAGGTGCTCGACGCCGTCAAGGCCCAGACGGACGCTCGGGAGGCTCGGCTACGCAAGAACCTCAAGATCTACGAGGCTGAGGGGCAAACCGAGGCGGCGCAGATGGTACGCGACCGACTGGGATCCACGGTACCCGCCGTCGAGGAGGATGCCGAGGTCCTGGATACCGGCACCGGCAAGTACGAGGACCGGACCGTGGCACAGCTCAAGGCCCTGGCGAAGGACCGCGGCGTCGAGGGCTACTCCACGATGAACAAGGATGAACTCATCGACGCGCTCAGGGAGGGCTGATGGCAACCACCACACTTCGTAGGGACTACCTGCTCCGCAGGCTGGTGAACCCGGCTTCCGACTCGAGGGACCATCTCAACCGGGTGACTACGGCGACCGTCGATCATCTCGGACGTGCCATCGTCGCTAGGACCTGGCCTGGTGCGGTAGCGGCGGTCCTGGGGGAATATGTGGACATCGTCGCCACGCGGATCGTCTACCAGGCGATCTCGACCGGCACCTATGCGGCGGGTGATCCGACGGCTCCGGGCGTGGGGAACACCGTCGTGAGCGGCACAGTGACGCTTCGGCAGATGACCAACGGATAGATGGCCTACCCATTCGCTACCGCCGCGGAGTTCTCCGAGGCCACCGGGCTTCCGCTCCCGGATGACCTTGCGCGGTGGCAGTCGCATCTGCTGATGGCGTCGTCAGTGATCCGGGCGTACTGTCACCAGGTGCTCTCTCTGGTCACGGCCGATGTGTACACGGCCTACCCGACGGTGTCGTCGTTCCTGAGCCTCCCGGAGCGTCCGGTGACGGCGGTCTCGCAGGTCCTGGTCAACGGGGTTGCGACGACGGCCTACTACATCGCCCCCGGGGGGCGGGGGATCCGGTCCGGCACTGTGCCGTCGCCTGGCGCGGCCTGGACGAGCGGGGCCGTCGTGACCTATTCGCACGGCTACGCCGAGACCTCGGACGAGTTCTCGGTTTTCCGGGAGGTCTGCATCGCGGCAGCCGCCCGGGCGATCCAGGGACCGACGGAGGGCCCGGAGTACGGGGGCATCGCCCCCGAGACGATCGGCTGGGCAACCCAGATCTACCTGACCGACGGTGAGAAGGCGATGCTGGATCGATTCAAGCGGGGACCGGTGCGCTGATGGCTGACGTTTACGGTAACTTCAGCCAGGTGCAAGCGGCGATCCTGTCGCTGATCCCCCGGGTCGAAGCGGCAGACGAGGTCGTCGAGGAGAACGCGGCGCACATCGTCGCGACCATCGCCACGGCCAAGGCTCCGCAATTGACCGGGCACCTGAAGGCGTCGGTTGGCGAGGAGGGTGGTCAGGTCGTCGCGGATACCCCGTACGCCGGCTACCAGGAGTACGGGACCCGGCGCCACAAGGCGCAGCCGTTCCTACGACCGGCGAAGACGGCTGCCGAGCCCGCGGTCAAGGTGATGGCCGAGCAGATCTACACGGTGGCAACTCGATGAGGCGGGAGGGCGCATGGCGCTATTGACGGTCCAGAACATCGTTGGGTCGATCACCCCGACGTATGCGGCGGTAGCTGCCAGCGACACGTTCGCGGCGGCCTTGGGGAGCGACTACATCCTGCACGTGAAGAACGCCGGGGGATCGCCGGACGTGTGCAAGGTCGACGACCCGAACTCGGTCGACCCGGGCTTGGCGACCGCCTGGGACCCGGATCTGTCGGTGTCCGTGACGAACGGTCAGGAGCGGATCATCCGGATCTCGACGGTTCGCCACAAGAGCCAGTCCACCGGGCTCGTCACGATCACGCACTCGTTCACCACCTCGGTAACGTGTGCGGTGTTCGTGCTGCCGTAACCGAATAGAGGCCACGAGGTCACCGGCGGCATGAGACCGCCGGGACCCAGAGATCGAAAGGAGACCGTGGCATGGCGAAGTATCGGGGGACCGATACGACCTGGGAGCGCGCGACGGATGCGACGTTCACGACGCTCGCGACGATCCCGAACCTCCGCGAGGTGACCCCGGGACTCGGAGGCGCGCTCGCACA